ATTTTCTCAGCTCAATGACGCGATCATCTAGTAATCTAACATGGGTGGCACGACTGCAAGAGATGTATTCATACGCGTAATCTCCGAAGAGATAACGAATAAGCTTACAGCTCAAGCGATCGCTAGCCTCCTTCAAATCTAGGGTACAAAATTCCCTAGTAATCGAGGACGACAGTGCAAGTTTGCCATTAGTAGTTTGATCATTGAAGGTTATCCTTCCATGAGTCACGCTACGAGGTGACATTATTGCAGCTTCCAGGTTACGCCTACAACCTTGTTGAATCCAAATGGCTTCTTTGGGATGCACGCAGATTAAGCGTGGACCCCTAGAATCCTTAGGGACGGCAATAAGACGAGAGATAATTTTATCTCTCTCAACAATATCCTGATGGCCAGCTACCATGTGATCCCAAATAAAATTTGGTAAACCACATAAGTATTCGGCAAACGGGTAGTATTGTTCGATTGTAGTATAGATGGACCTAAACCTTGACTTAGCGTGGGTATATTCCGAAGGGTAAACAGCCCCCGGACCATGCTGAGGAAGAATAGATCGCCAGTCGATACGGTATATTACCTTACCGACTATTTGTCGCGCCGTCGCGAACATATGATACGCAGGATTTCCAATAAAATGGTCATCCCATGTACCAATGCTTGCTTCGGTATCTTCAAACGAGGCTTGCGCCTCTTTGAGTTGTTCATGTGTTGGTTCTAACTCGGCTTTGTAGCAGAACAAGAGGAGCTGCCGTATATACAGAAGGTCGTTTCCATCCATTGAGGATCGAAACTTATCTGTGAGAGGTATTAACCACTCAGGGAAAATAGGGTATTCCCCTATGCCTTCAAGATATAGTAGCAACTCTTTGTCTAGCTTGGGAGCTTGTTTAAGCAACCAATCATCAGAAATCTCACAGGGGGTTCCGAGTGGAACCTTAGTAAGTTCTCTAATGTCTGCTAGCAGGCGTTCATAGACTTTAAATATCCATGAATCATTGCTATCAACTTGCCTGACTGCTATAGGTGTCATGTTAGTTCTTAAAAGGTTGGGCACAGGCCCTCTCTCTCAGTTCTAACATGGCTCGCGTGTCTAGCTCGTATACCGAGTTGTCATCAAAGGCAACCTGGCTTCCGAGACCAAACACGAGGACCCCTTGTAAGGGGCCCTTATGAACTAAGGAACATATAGGATGTACTCGTGCATTGGCTTCTAAGAAGTCAAAGCAAAGATACGGAACCTTGTCTGTTCCTTCCCATATTACCCAACTACCGTCGTTGAGATCCACATCGTAATAATAACGATTAAGGAAATCAACAACGTCCGGACCGATAAAGGTCTGGGCGCATACGATGGTTGGACTGCAGTATGATACATTAACTTTATGCATAACGTTGGTTATATAACTGACTTTA